CGAAAGGACTGTAAAACATGGCAACATCATCCCGAATCGGCCTGCGCGATGTGAAAATCGCCTGGCTGGACGCCGACACCGACACCACGACCGTGCCGGCGGCCTACACGCTGGAATCAACCTCCATACTGGAGGCCATCGACGCACAAATCTCAAGGGGCAAGGCTGACCCCGATGTGCAGTACGCGGACGACATTGAGTCGGACGTGTTGTACCCGGACCCGGAAATCACCATCACCCTGGAGGTCAAGGAAGTGCCGCTGGCGCTGCAGAAACTCCTGTTCGGGCAGGACGCTGTGGACGCGAACGGAGCGTATGCCTACAAAAGCGGCAAGACCCCGCCCTACTTCGCGCTGGGCTTCAAATCAGCGAAGCGCTCCGGTGCGGACCGCTTTGTGTGGTACTACAAGTGCCGCGCCAAGCCGATGGACGAGACCTTCCACACCAAGGAAGGCGGCACCATCACGCGCCAGCAGGACAAACTGGAAATCACCGCCATCAAGCGCACCTATGACAACTATGTAAGTTGCAAGGTTGATAGCGACGCGGTCGGCGCGCCCACGGCCAGCGCGTTCTTCGCCAATGTCTATGAAGCGACCTTCGCGTAAGGAGGAGGAGAAATTATGGCAACCTATTCACGCGTCGGCCTTCGAGACGTTATCTTTTGGAAACTGACCGCCGACACCGCCAGCACTCTGACCTATGCCGCGTCCGCCGAGGCGGAGACTGTGGACGCCATTGACGTGAGCATCAGCCACGCCAACGCGGACCCGGACATCCTGTACGCGAACGACATCGAGAACGATGTGCTCTACCCGGACACGGAGTTGACCGTGACCCTTGAGGTCAAGGAGCTCCCGCTGAGCCTCCAAGCCAAGCTGCTGGGCAACAAGGTCGGCACCAAGGCGGAGATCGTGGAAGTGGCCGGGGCAACCCCGCCCTACTACGCGATGGGCTTCAAAAGCGCCAAGCGCGACGGCAACGACCGCTATGTGTGGCTGGTCAAGGGCCGGGCGCAGCCGCTGGACGAGCGATTCCACACCAAGGAAAAGTCGCCCACGCGCCAGAACGACACCATCAGCCTGACCTTCATCAAGCGCACGAATGACGACGTGTTCAAGTACATCCTGGATTCCGAGGACATCCCGGAGGGAAAGGATGCCGCATCGTTCTTCACGTCTGTTTATAGTGGTACGCTTGTTGATGCAGCACCGTAACAACCGGGGAGGGGCAACCCTCCCCTCTTTTTGGAGGGAATGATGTTCAAGGTTGAACTGAACGGGAAAACCTACAAGGTCGAAAAAGTCACCGCCAAAGCGCTCCGGGACATCAGCGCAGCCCAGGCGGTTTTTAAGCGGTGGCAGGAGAACCCGGACGCCGCGGATATGAAGAAGGACATGGACGCGCTGGTCAACTGGTTTTGCACCTTCTGCGGGAATCAGTTCACGCCAGACGAATATTATGACCACTACCCGGCGGACCGCGCCATCACGGACATCGGGCTGGCGATTGCCGCTGTCAACGCGCAGGTGACCCATGTGCTGGAGTCGTTCCCGACCAGCGGGGAAAGTAAAAAAAAAGCACCCTCGCCGACTTTGTTTGGCAGGTTTACTGGTTTTATATCGAAAAAGGTCGGACGCCGGACGAAATAGACGGCGTGGACATACTGGCGTATCTTCGCGCACTGGCGTGGAAAACGGCGCAGGACCCTGTAGAAGACGGATTCATTGATGAGGTGATTTTGTAATGGCGGAAACAACGCGGGAGATGGTTGTCCGGCTTTCGATGGACGCGGGCGGCTTTAAAAAGACCGCCAATGAAATCAACCGGCAGATCAGGAACATCGACAAGGAAATCAGGGGCATGGGCGGCGACCCAAGCCGGAGCCAGCTGGAGGAGAAACTGGGGCTTCAGCAGAAGGCCGTGGATAACCTGCAGAAGGCGGTCGAGCAGGCGCGGCAGAAATTCGTTGACGCGGACACGGACGCCAAGAAACTGCTGGCGGCCAAGCAACTGAGCGGGCTGGAAACGGAGTTGGCCAACGCCGAACAGAAGGCGCTGGCACTAAAAAACCAACTGTCGGCGGCGAACTTGATCAAGTTCGGCACGCTGGCGACAAACTTCGGCAGATCCATGCGGCGCATGGGGCAAAAGTTCACCATGTACATCGGAGCGCCGCTGGCTGCGCTGGGGATTTCATCGTTCAACGCGTTCAAGGATTATGAATTGGCGCTGGCCCGGCTGAAGGCCGTGCTGCCGGAGGCGGGGGAAGAGATTGAGCGGCTGAACCAGGCCGCGCTTGAAATGTCAGAAACCATCCCAGTCAGTTACGAAGAAATAATGGCCATCATGACCTCGTTGGCCAAGGCTGGCGTACCTGTGGGCGAAATAGAGGGCATGACCCTTGCATTGTCCCGGATGAGCGCGGTGACCGGGATGACAGCCGAGGAAGTCGGCACCAGCATGGTCATGTTTATGAACTCTATGGGATTACCCATGGGCAACGTGGACCAACTTGGCGCGGCCCTGGTGCAGCTGGCGGACACCTCCATCGCCACAGAGGGCGCTATTTTTGACATGGCGACGCGGATGGCGGCGACAGGAGGCCTGGCCGGCATGAGCGCAACCGAGGTTTTGAGTTTGTCCGCAGCGTTCGCGTCAATGGGCTTGAACGCTGAGGCTGGTGGTACATCTGCATCCAAACTGATGAAAAGAATGCAGTTGGCAGCAGAAACGGGCAAAGGCATCGAAGGCTTTGCTGATGTGATGGGCATCAGCACGGAAGATTTTACAAAAATGTGGGATTCGTCCGCAGCCGATACGATGCTGGCGTTTTTCCAAGGGCTGGCCGATGTTGAAGCGAGCGGAGAAGCCAGTGTGCTTGCGATGCTGGATGCAATGGAACTGACCGAAATAAGGCTGTCCAACCTCATCGAGCTTGGTGCTAAAAAGCCGGACATGTTTGAAAGCCTGATGGGCACAGGCGCGAAGGGGTTCGAGGACAATACAGCACTGGTCAAAAAGGCCGGCGACATCTTTAACACCACATCCGGGCAGATGGACATGCTGGGCAACTCTGTCCGCAACGCGCAGGCCGACCTGGGCGAGAACGTGGCCGATACCTTCCAGCCGCTTATTGACAAGGTGGGCGAGCTGGTTAAGGGCTTTGGCGAACTGGACGAAGGGACGCAGAATTGGATAGTCGGAGTTGGCGGAGGCTTGGCTGTAGGCGGACCCGTTCTGATGGGGCTGGGCAAGGTCGTAAGCGCTGTTGGCAGTATTACGACCGCAATCGGAAAAGCGAAAACATCTACAGGTATCCTACAGTCTGCTATTTCAAACCTTGTTGGTGGCCGCTATTGAGTCCATTGAGTCGCCGACTGAAAAAATCATTAACAACTTGAAAAACATCGTTATTGACCTGGACGAAGATAGCTACAACGCTACAATGGCCGCGCTGGCGGAAGTCAAGGCCCAGGCGGACGCGCTGTCAGGCGAGACGGGGGAACAAAATAAAAACATATCCACAGCGGTGAAACGCGGGTATGGAACGGACGACATGTACGGCACCGCACTGGGCTATGAGGCGATGTTCACCCAATCCCAAATTGCCGAAATCGCGGGGAGATATTCTGACAAATACGACGAGCTGAACGCGGCGATCGGCGCTGCAAAGACTGACGCGGATGCAAAGCGGGCCGCGGAAGAGCGTGACGCGCTGAAAGCCAACTGGGACGCAGAGGTCGCCCAAGCAAAGGCCAACTACATGGCACAGGTCAGCGCCCTGGTGGCCGGGATGATGCAATCCCAGCCAGAGGCCAAGGCCGCGCTGGAACAGGCGGCGCAGGATTACGACTTGCTGGTCGCGCTCATGGACGCGATGGATTTCGCGGCGGAAAGCTACGACGGCGATGCTATCAGCAAAAAGTGGGCGGCCGTGTTCACGCCGGACGTTATCGAAAAATACTTCCCGGACGCGGGCGAGATCCTCCCTGGCCGCGACGCCTTATCGCTCTATGAAACACTGCTTGCGAATATGGAGACCGCGCTTAAAGCATCAGGC